TTCCTCCTGCCGCTTCCGCAATTTCGGCTTTGATTGCGTCAGTATTCCAGCCGATACAGTACACAGAAAAGCCGTTGATTTCGTCCGGGCTTCCGGGGCTTTCGGCTTCATCATGCACAACCCATTCCGAACCTGTATTGAAATACTGAACCTCAAAGGCTTCTAATGCGGCCTTGTCCCATTCGTCAACGGGGTAAAACGCTTCTTGCCAATCCCCTTGACAGCAACCCCGGATTGTAGACCATTCCCACGGCCTACCGTCCACAATAGAAAGAACCTCGCAAAGTATTTCATTTTCTTCACTGCAAGCACAGCACGAATAATCAAGAACCAGATAGCGCAAGGCGTGTATTGCGTTGGTGCTGTACTTTTTGCCGTTCGTTGGTGGTAAATATTCCGTGATTGCTTGCGTTGCGTTCTTGTACCAATCAGCCCAATTTTTCGGATATTCCAGAACTTCCGCAAGCTCTCCTTGTTCAAGTACATTTTGCACATTCTCGAAAAGCTCCGGTTTATGGCTGTGATAATGACGATTTCCGCAAACGGCGATATTATCGGGGAAAAATTCTTCACCCATGAAAAGGGGGCTTTCCTGATATTCGGGGGAAATCTGTCTTGCGTAAATTTTCATTGTGCAACCTCCTCGAATCTGTAAAAATTGCTGTAACACTCGGCATAGGCGCAAGACTGTTCAAACTCGGCGAACTCTTTCCCGTTGGGGTGCTTCTTCATGCGCAGATACACCACCCCGCACATATTGCCGTATTTTTCCCGGTTGTCGATTGCGTCAGCAAGGCGGCGCAAATCCTCACTTGTAAATCTGACCATCAAGCCCCCTCCTTCGATACGCTGTAGAAATCGCTGTGTTTTCCGTGGTGGCAAGAGGTGGAGAAGCCGCACTTCTTGAGGATAGACCAGAAGCAAGAAGCCCCAACGCCGCCTTCGAAATAGGGAATAGCACCGTACCCCGCACCATAGCCGCAGATATTACCATTCGATCGACCGCAAGCGGCGGTTTTGCTCTTGTCACTGAGACCAGCCCGAAGCCCTTCTTCTTTGAGGGTGTAAAGAGCTTTCAACACGCTGTCGCACTGGTTCAGAGCGTCCGCAATAGCGGCGCTTTCCTTGTCATAGCCGCACCCGCTCGCCGTCCCGGTGAAAACGCCGGTATTCGTTCGGGCTTCTGCGTGGGGATTGTTGCCCCAAGTGCGAGAGCGCACCCAATCAACGGAAATCGAAATAAAGGACAGGTCAGGGGCGGCGGCTACTCTGTCGAGCCGTGCCAGCTTTGCGGCGGTGTCCTTCTCGACAGCTTTCAAGGCTCGCTTTGTGGCAAGCTCCACGGCCTTTTCCCGGCTGATTTCCCCGACTTTGTACTGCTCCCAACGCAAAGCGGTGCTATACTCTCTCAAGCCCCGGTCAGGCTCTCCCCGGTGTTCCTCTGCCCATGTAGGCCAATAGCCGTTGACGATGTAAAAACGGCGGTTTTCGGCGGTCTGCTCTGCGTCCTCGTGGACGATTTTTTTCAACTCGGTGAACTCTTTCACGGTGGTTTCCTCCCTTTCATTGGTGGCGGCTTCGGTGGTCTCGATTTCAACAATCGGCATACCCTTGCGGCGAGCGGTTTCTACTTCGTGCGCTTCGGCTTCCCGGATGTCTACCCATTCATACCGGGAATAATGAGCGGCTACAGCTTCGGCGGTCTCTGCGTGGGCGATATTGGAGCAGAACACGCTTTCCGAGTACTTGAAAGAAACGGCGAAATACTTTTTCATGGTGTGAACCTCCCTTTATTATCCGTTTCGGATTGTTTGTTGTCCTGTTGTGATTATAGTATAATTCGCCTTTTCCGAATTGTCAAGGGGTTTTCTGAAATTTTTTATCTTTTTCGGATTGTTTGTTGTCCGCTATACATTATATAGGCAAAAACCGAACCCCGCCGCCGTTCCGCTCCACCGGGACAGGCTCCCGCCCCTGTCGCTTTATTGGTGTAAAGCGTCACCCCATGAAACCGCCACCCTGTCCCGTTGCTTTACCACTGTAAAGTGCTATCCCGTGAAAACGACAGAAAAACCGCCGCTTTTC